TCACAGTGTTCTCTTCCTTCTCGTTTTTCCTCAGCGTCCGCAGAAAAGGTTCCTCGCACAAGACGTGCTTGGCGAAGTCGCTGCACAGGTCGAACGATTGAAGAAACGACTTCCTGTAGTTCTTGACCAGTGTTCCAGAGACTGCGTTAATCTCCACCTTGCTCCTTAAATAGTTGTTCTGCTCGTAGTTGTTCAGCATTTGCACGCCTCCCGTCGAATGTTTTTTATTTTCAGCACAAAATATTCTTTGCCTTTTTCTGCACCCCATTCTTCCTTTCCTGTTCCAGTAGTCAATTCACATTTAGCCTTAAAACTTGGAGAGTCGGACGAATAGCCGTTTCTGAACAAGATTTCTATTTCTTGTGGATTTGTTTTTATTTCTCTAACAAAGTTCCATAAATCTGGAACTGTATCGTTTCTAAACCGTGTAACATAATATTGCTTTATTTCCCTGTATTCTTCCTTCTTTTCTCCAGAAAGAATCATTTTAAACCATTTCTTTTTAATTGGCAATATCAACATTTCGTTTCCTCCTTAATTGGAATAAAATCAATCTCATTTACACAGTTCAAAAGCCATACGCTGTCGTTCCTCAAGTCTGGATAGTTCTCTAGATACCGCTTGCAGTTGTAACGCTTTTTGCAGTTTATATTCTTGCAGAAGCAGAAATCTGTTGTCATTTATTTTCCTCCGCTTCCTTTGACTTCTTAAAACAATCATCACAAACTGTTGTCATTGCAAAACTTGAAATTTTATGGTTAATCTCTCCTTTTTTTATAGCTCTACTACAACATACACAATGTTTTATTCTTGCTTTTTGAATTTCCGTAAAAGGTAAGTCTTTTTCTGTTTTTGTCATTTTCCATACTCCTTTTAAGTTGCAGATTTATGTTCCATAGGATTTTGCACTTTAACTTCCTCAAATTTTGTTGTGCTTGGATAGAAGTTAAAATTAAGAGTTCCGCAGCCTCCGTCCCTGTTCTTAGCCACAATAAGCTCCGTTGGAATTGATATTTCGTTTCCTTGTGCCCTGTTCCTATGAAGGAACATACAGGTGTCGGAGTTCTGTTCTATATCTCCAGACTCCCTCAAGTCCGCAAGGCTTGGCTTCTTCCCCTCTGACTCCCTTTTTAACTGGCATAGCTCAATTATTGTTGTTCCTAGTTTTTGAGACAGGTCGTGGAACTGCATAGTCATGTCTCCAATCTGCTCGTATCTTTTAAGGGACTTGTTAGGGTGGCTTATTAAGCCGATGTGGTCTATGAAGAAAACCTTGACACCGACCTTTGACAAAGCCCTTATTGTGGTCAATATCCAGTTCAAGTTTCTTGAACCGTTCTGCGTGTCGAAAAGGTAGACATCGGAATCGTATATCTTTCCAATACAAGACTGTATTTTGTTCAACTGGGACATGGACTTTGTAACCATTCCATGCTTCAAAAAATAGGATTTTATTCCTGTCTCCGCGGAAACCCTTCTATATATCTGCGACATATTGCTCATTTCAAGAGAGAACATGGCACAAGGAATCTTCTTTTCTGCCATGTTGAACATCATCTGCGCGGCAAAAGCAGACTTGCCAATGCTAGGTCTTGCTCCCAGAGTGATCAGAGTTCCTTTCGGCAGTCCGTCCATCATGTCGTCAAGCTGCTCAAAGCCAGTTTCGTAGCCTAAATATTTGTCAGTCTTTTTAGAAGCGTCCTCCACTTCCTTTATGAACTTCTCGACTATTGTCTTTGTAGTCTCTTTTGTTGATTCAGAAGTTCCGTTAAGACATTTTGTTATCTCTGAATCCATCAAGCCAAGAACTTCTGTAATGTTCTGTCCGTTCATGCTTTGAACAGCGTTCTTGCAAAGGTTGTACACGCTTCTTGACAAGTAGAGGTTTGTAATCTGCTCAGTGTAATACTCGAAAGTAGAGGCTGTGCTGACGTTGTTTGTAAGGGCGGCTATTGTTGATACAGGGACTTCTTTGCATAGGTTTGACAGCGATATGAAGTCAACAACGTGGTGGCTGTTGCAAAGCTCTAAAATTGCTGTATATACTTTCCTGTAGGTTTCATAGAAGAAGTATTCAGGCTTGATTTTTGACTGAACTGCGTCAATGCAGGAGTTGTCTAGTATCATGCAGCCTAAGAGACATTCCTCGTAATCCTTGTTGTACAAATTGCTGTTCATTTATTGGCTCCTGTTTTCCTGTAGTCCTGCTCGTTGATTGTCAAAACCTCGGCACACTGGTAGAAACGGCTGTTGATGTCCTCTCCAAGCCATTTGCAAAGCTCGTTCATTGTGAAGTTTGTTGTTATCAAAATCCTGTTGTTGTTGTCATAGCAGGCAGAAATCAAGTTGCTGTCAAATACCTTCTCAAGCCTCTCGTCGTCACATTTTCCAACTTCGTCAAGGACAGTGAAAGGTGAGTTGTAGTAGAATCTGTAAGTGTCCAGCTCGTTTCTTTCTCCCGTTGTGAGCTTGGAGGAGCGAATCATAGGCCCAAGAGTGTATTTGCATGACAGATAGCTTCCCGCCGCAAATCCGTTCTTTATCCTCATTCCTATGCAGGAGCAGGCGTTGTAGGATTTTCCAGTTCCGTTCATTCCCTCAAGGACCATGAAAATCTTGTCGCTCTTTCCCAATGCGAAGTCCTGTAGCCTCTGTGTGTATGGAGTTGGGTACTGGGAGAAGTCCGCACCCCAGTATCTTTTAGGCATACCTGTATAAGAGTAGTCATAGGGATTTTGATTCTCTGATATTTGTTCAACAGGAGACATGCAATCGCAAACGTCTGTTTTATTATCAGAAGGATTAAATAAAATAGTAGGACAACTCATTTTTTATCTCCAAAATATTTTCTAATATTTATGACAAAGAACCTATTGTCATAACTGAATCTATCTTTTGTTTCCTGTATACCCTTTTGCGGTTTATCACACTTGAAGTCCCTGCAAATTTGCGGACGTACATCGTATATGTTGCATAGACGTTTCTCTTCATTTCTAAAAGGACAAGTGAGGTCAAAGTCCACTGTTGATGATTCGTGTATTACAGGTTTTATGTGATGACGTTTCACAAAACGCTTTATATTCTTTAATTCCTGCTTAGCCACTGGCAGAATTGCTGTGCAGCAGTTTCCGCAACAAGAGCATTGACCTTTATTTGTGAAATTATAGACACCATGTTTGCAATCGTCCCAAAAGTCTGCTATTGTTCCTTGTTTCATACTGGATTCTCCATGCACTTAGAAATGCTTCTTAAAACGTCAAGTTTAGCAGTGCGAACATTGTCAGCGTAGACAGATATTGTTGATATGTTGTTATTCCAAGCGACACGGATATTCTCGTTTTTATCTGAGTAGGCTATGGGAACACCTGTCAACTTTGAAAACTCTGTACAAAATTTATCAAGCTCCTTAGCTTCCTTTTCTGTTTTCATTCAATACTCCTTAAATTGTGATTTTTTGCTGGAACAGTTCCATTGCAATAGATTCAAGAACTTCTATTTGACCTTTAACTTCTATATAGTTGATAATTGTCATTCCTCTATTTTTAGCACATACAGAAGGATTGCAATTTACATACAGCTGACTGCATTTTGCATTTAGAAACCCATCGTTGAACGGTTAATTCGTTTTTTCCTGTAAACTGTGCTATTTCTTTTACTGTCATTTATGTCTCCTTAAAAAGTTCATTGAGTAGGCTGATATTTTTTTTATTGCTTAAAAATATCAGCCTGTTTTTTATTTCTTTACAGCTTCTAAAACAGAAGAATTTTGATACAGAAAAAGAGGTGAATTCTCGATTGTTCCAAAATACACAATGCTGTCATATCCTTCATAGCAGTCATTTTTACCTCTTGATATAACTGCAATCCTCTCGCTTTCAGTTAAATACCTTACAAAGAAACCTTCCTTGTACTTCATGTTCTTAGTAAAACTGTCCATGATTTTCACATGATCGTTTTTTTTGAATGAAGTTTTCTTTGAGTAGTTTTTAATGAATTCCGCAGCTTTTTGCGGATCCAAATCTACCTTGTTGTCGTCTTTGTCTAACACTGCTTTAAGCATCCCCATTGCCATAGCTTTTTCAAAATCTTCCATATTATGCTCCTTGCCGTCTTTACGGCTATTTTTTCCAGTCTCCATAAGTCCTTTCTCCGTCCTTGAACGCACTTTCCTTCTTAAACGGAGGCTTATTGTTGTAGTTGCCACTCAATATCTTGTCAGCGTTCCAAACACCGCCTTCTGTGGCAGGTCTGAATATCCACTGGAAGTCAGCCTTCCATTTGTAGCCGTCTGCTCGCCCGTTAAGGAAGTCAGACTTTCCTGCAATCTCAAGAACTTTTTCCACGTTCTCTCCGCAATGCTTTATTCCTATGAAGCAAGCCTTGTACCAAGACCTTCCCATCTTCTCAACATCGAACCGCTTCATATCAGGGCAGGCTAGAAGATACGTTCCATAGCAGTTCTGAACCTCTTGAACCATAGGGCTTGTAAGGTCAACTTTTGGCACGATTTTTTCAACCGTAGCCGCTGTCTCCTTGTTCTTTTTCTTTGCCTGTTTTTTTCTTTTCTTGTTGTTTGTCAAGTCAACAAGCCTTTCGTATTCAGGAAGAGGGCATGTCTTCAGAACATCGTCCCCTTTTCCTAAAAGAATAGCCTTTGTAATCTCATATGAAGTCTTTAGGCAAAGCCTTTTTCTATTGGCTTCGTGTGAAACGTTGTAGGGACAATCCCTGCATGAAGGTATTTCAATGCACTTCATTTCTTGTCTTCATGAAGCTGTTCGCATGTGAGTGCAAGGGCAAGCCTTACAAGTCCGCTCTTGCCTTTATACAACTCAGGCTTATAGCCATTTCTTTCAAGATACACATTCAAATAAGTGTTCATCTTGTCATATTCAACAGCCTTAGCCTCTTGCAGCTTTCTCTCTGCCTCCTTTACGTCCATAACTTCCTTCAAGCATTTCTCTTCCTCTAAGCTCATGTTCAACCTCCAGTCTTTTTATGCCTTCTTCTCGTAGAAGGCTCCAGTTCCTCGCAATAAAAGGGTAGTCCCTTTTTAATTTTCTCAACGTCATTCCAGATAAGCCCATTTCTCAATAGCCTCCTTGAAACTTTCAGTTGAATAGCTGAACGAGCCTTTAGGCTCTCCTATGTAGCACTCGCCATGGTCTATTTCAGCTATCTGATAAACGCCGTCAGCCTTTATCCCGCCGATTTCAGTTTCCCTTGTTTTAAGAAGAACTGTCCTGTTTTCATCAGGCAGTCCCTCGAAGTTCCATTCAATGTTTCCTGTCATATCTGCCTCTCAAGTTCTTCAACTTTCATTTTATCTAGTTTTATTTGCAGTCCTTTTTTAACGTTGCCCCAGAACAAGCACATGTCAATGTTGTTGTCTTTTTGACACTTTCTTTCGTTCTTCTCAGCAGCTCCAATTTTCTTGTACATTTCCTCGCACTTTGTCATATCAACTCCTAATCGTGATAATCCTGTTCCGCGTAATCCTTCAATAATTTATCAAGCTCTTTATTCTGCTTGTCATTCAATGGATTCTTTATTTTTTCGCCGTCATCGCCGTAAAAAACAACATTGAAAACATCGTCAACCTCACTTTCGCCCTCGTCTGGACAGTCGTCGTCAACACAGCAGTTGTGGCTGTAGTTGATTTCATAGCCGCTTACGTGGTATTTGAAGCTCACACAGATGTCTATTCCGTCTATAACAGCGTCAACGCAATCAATCTCTCCAGTTTCGTCTATCTCGTGCCTTGTACCTCTCATATATTTCCTCCTGTTTAGTCTATTGAATGAATAAAATCTTCATACGCGTAATAGTCGCTTAGCTCTCTGCCAAACTCTTCATCGCTCATGTTCATATATTTCTCTGCTTTGCCAATGCCTTTTATGTACACAAGCGATATGGAGCTAGGCTCTCCATCTCCTGTTGTTAAAAAATCTAGATAGGACTTGAAATCACCAGCGAGTATTTGCAGACATAAAAATATGTAGTCAAAAAAGCATAATGGATCGTTTTTAACCTCAAGAATTTCCTTCTCGTTTGTGATTACAAACCTCATTCTTTCAATGTCCCTATTCTGCTTCTTTATCAGCTTCTTATTCATAGCAAGCTCTGTCTCTACTTTTGCCGTTATGTCCTTCTGCTCGTGAAGAGTTCTAACAAACTTGTTGATTTCATCTCCAAAGTCAATCTTCATTGCATAATCAATATTCTTAGAAAATCTCTTGAAGGCTTTTTCGCACTTCTTCTTATTATCAAGAAGGAGGCAATCTTTTCTAATTTTTTCCATTAGCTTGTTTTTGTTCATAGCTTTCTCCTTTAAGCGGTAACTTTATTTTGGCTGTTCTTATATTTATCAGTGAAGAAAGCCAAGCCTTTCATATTCAATAACAGTTGGTTTCCTGTTGCGTTTCCCTTATCGAAAGGTCTAATAGTGAAATACTTGCTGTATTCGGCATAGGCTCTGTATTCTCCAGAACTGCTTTTATAAATGTATTTGGTTTTAAGAATGTTCATAAATTCTGTTTGAGACATGTTTAATTCTTTCGCTGTATCGCGAAAGTTAAGAAGATGATTACGGTCCACTAGATTGTCGAAGGCAATAACTTTGGGTTTTTGTGCTGCAATTTGTTCTGCGAGTTTTTTGTTGTTGGCGGTTTCCTGTGTGTTGTGCATAATAAGATTGCATAATTCTTCTGCCGATTTGTTATCTCCGCTTTCTATCACTGTTTTAGTAAGAAAGCCTATTGAAAGCTCTTTGCCAATTTCAATCTTTTGCTCAACGCTTCTATTGCCCTGGTTCACAACAGCTTGACGTTTATATACCTGTAAAGCGTCCAGTACTTTTTGACTGTAAACTTTGATATTCTTATGTCCACCAACATTCTGAATTTTGCTCTCGACTTTGAAGTCGAAACCAAATCTGTTGAGTGGTGTATCTCCCTTTGAGAGCGTCTCATCGTCATATCCCGTTTCTTTAGCCAGTTCTTCAATAGAGTACCATTTTTCATTTTCAAACAGAGAGTTTCCTTTAAGCTCTTTGTCATTCTTTGACATTAGTTCGTTTTTGTTCATAGCTTTCTCCTTTTACGCTTTATCCAGTTCGTAATATCTCTTGATGTTTGGAATAATTCTTCTTTCCCATATAAGAAGCATAGATTTCTTAACAACAGACTGCTCGTGGTGTTCTCCTGTAACTGGGTCAATGTTTGTTTTGATTGCAAGGATTCCCTCTTGGACTGCTTTCTGGGTGGGTAGATTGGAAGTTGTCAAATAGCCTTGTTCGTGAAGATATGGAAGTGCGTATTTACGAGGTTGAACTCCAAAACGTGTGCATACTTTTGTAATGCTCTCATCTTCATCAATTCTAATAAGTGTGTTTACAGATGTTTCAGCAATTTCAGCACGTTGTTTGTATTCCTGCTTTTCGGCTTCCAGTAATGCAATAAAATCGTCATTTGCCTTTTTGTAATTAGCAAGAATCTCTAGCCTTGTTGTTGGTACCTCGACAGTACTGTCGAGGTTATGATGTCCTTTTAAATCCTTACTTATACAGGCAACTTGTTCCTCTGTTAAAACAGTTTTTACACCATTCTTAACAATCTCTGGAAAGAATTTGGAAACTTCTCTTTGTATTGTTCTCTCGTCCACGTTTACGGCTGCTGCAACTTCTCTTACTGTCATTGTTTTTTCAAACAGAGAGTTTCCGTCAAGTTCTTTACTCTCCTTTACCATAGTTTGTAAGTCGTTCATTCTTGTTCCTCCCGCATAAAAAAAAGCTGGCAAATAAAGTTCGTGACCCCTTTATTTGCCAGCTTAAAGTCTTTTTCAAGACCCGCTAAAAGCGGTTAAGTATGGTCACGAAGTAACCTAACTGCTCTTTTTTACTCAAACAACTTAATATTACGTTGTTTATAATTAGAATATAACGCTAAATTACGTGTCTGTCAACAAAATAACACTTAATTTTACGTTTTTTTATACAAAAAATTAAGCAGGATAGATGCCACGCCTTCAGGCTGGCATGTGAACTGCTTATCCCTGATTTTCTATATAGTGTTTCAATGTCTTATCAGACACAACACCTATTGAAGAACAGAAATAACCTCTAGTCCAGAGATGATGTTTTCCGCTCCAGTAAAAAGACTTCATATAATCATTATGTTTCATCCATACGTCACTGGTTGAAACCTGTTTAAGGCTTTTTATAATATCACAGATACGGCATGAAGGTGTTGCAGATATCATGAAATGTATATGGTCATAATCTGTCTCCATAACTTCTATTTTCCACTTATCCTGCATCGCTTCAGCCCTTCTCATCGAAGAGATAACATCGTCTTTTATCATGAAAAGACATCTTTTACGGTATTTTGTAGAAAATATGATATGATATCTTATAATGAATTTTTCATGATTGAGCGTATGATATCTGTCCATGCATCAAATGTAATGTATTTAGTATAATTAGTCAATATATTTAAATGAATACTTGACATTTTTTACCAACTTTTGTATATTATATGATGTGGATACCAGAAAGGAAAAGAACAGTAAAATATCTCAGTCAATAAAGGCTACCTATGAGAAAAGAGCCGGACAGAAATGCAGGGTATTCACGGTAAAAATACAGGACAACAAGCTCAGTAAACTACAGAAAGAACAGATTAAGATGATGTTTGTTGAGGCTAAGTGGATAAAGAACGCTATACTTGCATGGTCTGAAAACAATCCTGACAATAAAATATGGAACTATGACATAAAGAATAAGACGGTTGTGCATAAAGACAAGGATATGAAGGATGTTGAGGTTGCACTTAAATATCTTCCTGTTCAGGAAAGACAGTGTGTACAGTCGGAGATGATATCTAATATAAAAACTCTTTCAACTCTTAAAAAGAAAGGATTGCAGAAATGCGGACGCATCAAATTTGTTAAAGAGATAAAGTCCATAAATTTCAAGCAGTACGGTGTAAGCCACCGGATAGTATCATCAAAAAGAATAAAACTGGCCGGTGTTTCAAAGACCGTACAGGTCAACGGATTGTCACAGTTTGTAAACAGCGGTTTTGAATATGCCAATGCAAAGCTGCTGAACACTCCAAGTGGATATTATGTACAGTTCACAACTTTCGCTGATAAAAGCGGAATGAATGATAAACAGGATAATGGAAAAATTTTAGGTATAGATTTCGGATGTTCTACAGCCTTCACTACAAGTGAGGGTGAGAAAATAAATGCATCAGTTCAAGAAAGTGAACGTCTTAAAAGACTTTCCGCCGGATTAAACAGAAGGCAGAAAAAAGGTTCAAAGAACTGGTACAGGACTGTGGGACTGATTGGAATTGAATACCAGAAAATGACAAACCGTAAGAACGATCTTGCAAACAAGATAACCGCTCATTTCAATGAATACCACACTGTAGTTATTCAGGATGAACAACTGTCAAACTGGATGAAAGGAAACCACGGGAAATCCGTACAGCATTCAGTTATGGGAAGGGTAAAGGCAAAACTTATGCTCAACCCAAAGACAGTAGTACTTTCAAAAACAGTACCAACTACAAAATTATGCACAAAGTGCGGTCAGTATCATGATGATATGAAGGTATGGGACAGGACGTTCACCTGCGGATGCGGTGTAAACATGGACAGGGATGTTCATGCCGCACTTAATATGGTCTGGTTTTATGAGCATAATGTAGGTGTGGGACACACCAATTTCAAGCGTGCGGAGATGGAAGCTCTGGTTTTAAGTGCTTTAAGTACCGGGAACCAACTTACGTCTGTGAAACACGAAGCTGACTGACTTTAGTCTGTCAGTAGTTCACGATAATATAAACATGGATAATGTTGATTTATTTTGGTAAAGAGCTTTGTTCTAAAGCCTTAATAGTGGCTGTTTTTGACTGATACAAAAAGTTGAAGTCTATATGGGAGTCCAACCACTCCACAATTACTCCTTTTGCCACAAGCCAGCCGCAGATATAAGACACGGCTCTTGCCTGAGATATGTACTCCTCTTTTGCTGTCATAGGGCAACGCTCAATGATTATATGCCTGTAGCCTTCGTTGTATGCAGTGGCAAGCATAATGCAGATGGAGTTGGTTAATGGAAGCCCATACTTTAGAATACTGGGAGAAACGGTTTTATCTGTAGCCTTATTATTCAATCCGTGGAACTCAAAAACTCTATCATAAGAAGAGCAATTCGTGTCTGTTCCTAAGCCCCATAAGCTGCAAAGTGGATATATCTTATATTGCCGTTCTCCGCATTTTCCAATAATACAAACAGTTTTATTCATTCTGAAACAAGCCTTTGTACAACATGTGAACTACCTACTCCCTAAAGGGAGTAGGCTTCGTGCTTCTTCGACTGTTGGTTAGAAGATTCACCATAATTATGGTTGCTACATTCAAGAGCCGAATCGACTAGAGCCTTCATCTCCACACGCTTATAATTGGTACGTTCCATACCTATGTTGTTTTTATAAAACCAAAGCATATTGTGTGTTGCGTGTAAATCCCTATCCATAGAAACTCCGCAACCACAGACAAACATTCTATCTTTCACAGTCAATTCATCATGAAACACACCACAATTAGTGCAAAGTCTTGTCGTAGGAACTGACTTTGCAAGAATTGATGTTTTGGGGTTTTGTTTCAATTTTGATTTGACTCTACCCATAACAGAATGTTGAACTTTCTTACCATGACCATTTTTCTGCCAATTTGAAAGTTGTTCATCTTGAATAACAATGTTTTCAAATTCATTCAAATGAGCGACAATCTTGTTAGCCAAATCGTCTTTTTGATTAGAAAGTTTTCTATATGCTTTTCTTAGTTGTTTGACTGTTTTAATGTAGTTCTTTGAGCCTTTCTTCATTCGTCTGTTTAGTTTTACAGACAGTTTTTTGATACGCTCACTTTCTTGAACTTGCACATTAATCTTTTCTCCGTTTGAAAGAGTAAAAGAAGTCTCACAACCAAAATCTATAGCAACGGTTTCACCGTTAGTTTTCTTTTTATTTATTTTTTCTTTATCTGTGAATGTTGTTACTGATACATAATATCCGCAAGGAGTATTCAATAATTTAAAATCGGCATAATCAACATTTTCATTTATAAATTGATTTAATCCATTTACAACAATTGTTCCCTTAATACCTTGAAGTTTAATTCTTTTTGAAGAAACAATTTTATGAGTTACTCCATATTGTTTGTAAGTTACAGATTTCAATTCTTTACAAAACTTTAATTTTCCAACTTTATATCCTTTCTTTTTTAAAGATGATAAAGTTTTAATGTTTGCACACATTTCATCAAGAATTGTCTGTTTAATACTTGCTGGAATATATTGTAATTTATATTGAGATAAATTTTTATCTTTATCTGAAATTATAATTTCTTTAATTTTCATATCAAAATTCCAAATTTTATTGTTTTCTTTATCTTGATTAGACCAATTAATAATATGATTTTTGTATCGTTTTCCCTCAACAAAAATCATTTGTAATTGTTCTTTTTGTAATTTGGAAAGTTTATTTTCTTGAATTTTAACATGGAAAACACGACAAATCTGATTCTGTCTTTTCTTTCTAGTTTCAGACATCGTTTGAGAAATTTGTTTATTTTTCTTCAAATTCTTATTTTCCATAATTTCCTTTATTATAATAGTTATAGTATCGTCATTAAAAAGCAGGTCTAAATAACCTTTATGTTTTATTATTTCTTTTAGTTTCATTTCGTTTCACTCCTGTTTTTAAGCAAAGTATAGTTGTTCTTTACGTTCGCTAGATATTTTTTTGTGCTCTCAGGCACGTTGTTGCTCATTACAGCTCCGCTTCCGCAATTGTAAGACATGATTATGTCGTCAAATGTTTTGTGCCTGTCTTGCAGGCTCTTCACGTGGCACAAGGCTATATAGGTGCTGTTTTTCCAGTCCATTGGGTTAAATTCCACATCTGAAAATTTCCAATAGTCATTGTAGAAGGAACTCCAAAGATACCTGTCGTTCAACTGCCACAACCCAACGTCCATTGTTCCATTCGCGTTCTCGTGAGTTGCCTCCGAATTGAACTCTGGATTTTCGGTCATAAGAATAGCGACACACATATCAGTGTCTATATCAAGGGCAGAGGATAGGTCAACAATATACTTCGACATCTCACTGGGCATAAAGCTGTATCTAGCAGGCTCCTTGCTTAGTTCACGAGTGTTTTCCAAAGCGAAAGTGTCAACTAGCTTTTTCTGGCGATGTATCTTTATAGAAGCTATTGTTATTGTAACAATAGCAAGTATAACAATAAGCATAAGTATAATAGCTGACGCTTTTTCTATAATATTATCCTTCATGCTTTTCAATTTTTCTAAAACCTTATTCATACTACCACCTTACAATAGAGAGATTGCCGTTGTCATCTTCCGCTATGTCGTCGCAGCAGTTGATTGCGTTGATTACAGTGCAGGTTGTTATTCCCAAGTTTTTTCCAATCTGTCCAGAAGTTATTCCATGTGGATTCATCTCAATCTGTCTCTTAACTTCTGAAGTATGCGGACTCCCGAAACCGTGATTCTTTACAAATTTATTTGTCAAAACAAGTCCTCCTTTCTGCTTTTTACTGCTTCGTCTATTCTTTCTTTCGCTATCTGAAAATACTTATCTGTAAGCTCTATCCCTATGAAGTTTCTATCTGTATTAACAGCGGCAACTCCTGTGGAGCCTGAACCCATGCAGTTGTCTAGAACAACGTCCCCTTCATTCGTATACGTCCTTATCAGGTATTCCAATAAATCAACAGGCTTTTGTGTAGGGTGGACGGCTTTTGAAGGCCGATTAAATTTTAGTATAGATGCAGGGTAGTTTGTCCATTGCTGAAAATAATCAGTAGAATTTGTTGAAGGCCTATCGTAAGTGTTTTCTTTCTTACTCATTTTGCTATTTTTTATTGTTTTATTATAAGGCTTCAGGTCTTGGGGATTGTAAATCATATTGCTGTTGTTTCTATTTGATGTCTTTCCGTTTGAAAAGACACAGACAACTTCATGCTTGTTCATAGGCTTTAGTTTTGCGTTCACAAATCCCACAGCGTTGTTTTTCTCCCAAATCCAGTCATATTTGTACCAAGCTATGTTTGACAACCTCAAGGTGCTTGCGAACGGCTCTCCTGCAAAAAGAACAATAGCTCGCCTGTCCTTTATTATTCTTCTGTACTGGCTCCATAAAGGCTCAAAAGGTATTACCGAATCCCAGTGGCATGAGGTTGTTCCTCAACCGTAGGGCAAATCACACAAAATCATATCAACGCTCTTATCTTCTATATATTTCATAGCTTCAAGACAATTAGCATTAATAACACTATTCTGTGGGATAAACCCTACGGTTTTTACATCCTCCATTAACATTGTTTTCATAAATAATACCTTATATTCTCTTTTATTTTATTCCACTCAACTAAAGGAATATCTACTTTTGCCCTATTTTCTAACCAAGATATAAATTGTAAATTATCTATATCAAGTTTTCCACCATTTGCTTTTGCAACTATGTGGTCAAGTGATGGTTTAATCCATTTATTATTAGTATTTTTCCATTCATTAAATAAATATGTAAATTTACCATCATTGTAAAATTTTTCTATATATTTTTTATATATACTATCTGTAAAACCATCGCAATCTCTTTTTCTTGATATTGCTCTATTTAAATATTTAAGTTTTTCTATATTCTCAAATTGCATTAACCACTCTAAGCTAACATTATATTTTAAATGAGCCTTCATATTTTTAAGAAGAAGTTCTCTTCCGTTTTCTCTATCTGCTGTCTTTAAACCAATATTATAGGGCTTCCATCCATTAAGTTTTAGTTTTTTTCTACTTTCACTTATTTTTCTTTTATGTTCTTCTGTAAAAATTCTTTTCATACTAATATTATATCACTTATTGTGTGATTGTCAATAGGCAAATCGCATAAAATCATATCAATGGACTTATCAGGAATATCCTTCATTTCAATTAAACAATCACCATGAATCAGTTGCATTATTCCTCCCCTTCTCTGTCTTTTATTGCGTCGGCAATTCTTTTCTTGGCAATATAAAAATACTTATCGTCTAGTTCGATTCCTATAAAGTTTCGTTTTGTGTTGATACATGCTACTCCTGTTGAACCAATTCCGAGAAATGGTTCAAGAACTGTATCACCTTCATTACTTCCGTTTTCAACTAGTATTTCCATTAATTCAACTGGTTTTTCTGTATCGTGTAAATTGTGTCCGTATTTGTCTTTTAATTTCTTTACTGGAACTTTAAGAATATCTGGTGTACCACAATGATTAATCGGTCTATCACCACCTTTTCTAAAAAGCACAATATATTCAAAACAGTTCATAAAATATCTTCCGCATATTTTATTCCCCTTTTCCCATATCAAACATTTTACAAAATTAAAACCAGCGTTTATTCCAGTATTTATAATTTCTTGTAAATTAATATTATTACACATAACAAAACATAAAGTCTTATCTTTAAGTACACGATAGAACTCTGGCAAATAATCTTTACAAGAAATATCATTAAACTTAAAAATATTACCTTTTTTTGCAATATCTGTTTTCCAATATCCCCCCATTGTTCCGCTATTTCCACGTGCAGTTACCTTATAAGGCGGGTCTGTAACAATACAATCCACGCTTTTATCTGGAATATTTTTCATTTCAATTAAACAATCACCATGAATCAGTTGCATTATTCCTCCCCTTCTCTGTCTTTTATTGCGTCGGCAATTCTTTTCTTAGCAATCTCAAAATAATTGTCGTCTTGATTACGTTGTTAGATGCCGATTAGTACCAACCAAAATGTTCTGAAAAGTATTCAGCGAGTTCCGCGTATGCTTTTGCGAAAACAAGTTCCCTGTGTGAGCCCTGAACATGAATAACAGGG